CACCGAATATCTGGAATTCTGCAGCCGTGCCAGTCAGAACCCGCTCGCCGGTAAAAAAGACCAGCCGGGCGATCTCTTCTCTGTGGCCTCGCTGGCAGAGCTCGAATTTGAAGACGTTCCCGACACCATGCTAAACAGCCTGACCGACGCGGTAAAAGCGATTTTCAGCCGTAAACAGGCCACCGACGACGCGCGTTTTAACGATGTGCATGAAGCGGTGACGACCGTCACCGAGCAGGTACAAACCAACCTCACCGAAACCGACAAGCGAGTCACCGCGCTTGAGACCGCTTTTGCGCTGCTCAAACAGGATGTAACCAGCAAGGCCGAAGAAAACGCGCAGGCGTTTAGCTCCCTGAAAAGCTCCCTCGATAACACCGAAAGCCTGAGCCAGCCCCGCCGCGAGAAATCGAAGGGCGGCACCGGCGATGAGCTGCTGACTAACTGCTGATAACGCGCCGGGCGCGTGGCGTCCGGGCATAGCCATTTTGTGAATACAAGGAATAACAATGCGTAAAGATACCCGCTTTAAATTTAATGCCTACCTGAGCCGCGTCGCGGAGCTGAACGGCGTTTCTACTGACGACGTGGCGAAGAAATTCACCGTCGAGCCGTCGGTCACGCAGACCCTGATGAACACACTGCAGATGTCCTCCGCGTTTCTGACCAAAATCAACGTCGTGCCGGTCGACGAGCTGAAGGGCGAGAAGGTCGGCGTGGGCGTCAACGGCACCATTGCCAGCACCACGGACACCGCCGGTGATGACGAACGTAAAACCGCCGACTTTACCGCGCTGGAGTCCAACAAGTACGAGTGCGCGCAGATTAACTTTGACTTCCATATCCGTTACAAGCAGCTCGACCTGTGGGCGCGATTCCAGGACTTCCAGACCCGTATCCGTGACGCGATTATCAAGCGTCAGGCGCTCGATTTCATCATGGCCGGTTTCAACGGTATCGAGCGTGCTGACACCTCGAACCGCAAAAATAACCCGATGCTGCAGGATGTCGCGGTGGGCTGGCTGCAGAAGTACCGCAATGAGGCCGCAGCGCGTGTGATGTCAAAAATCACCGACGACGACGGCAAGGTTATTTCCGATGTGATCCGCGTGGGTAAAAACGGCGACTACGAAAACCTCGATGCGCTGGTCATGGATGCCACCGGCAACCTGATTGATGAGATTTATCAGGACGACCCGGAGCTCGTGGTCATCACCGGTCGCAAGCTGATGGCCGACAAGTATTTCCCGATCGTCAACAAGGCGCAGGAAAACAGCGAGTCGCTGGCCGCTGACATCATCATCAGTCAGAAGCGCATCGGCAACCTGCCCGCCGTGCGCGTGCCGTACTTCCCGGCTAACGCCCTGATGGTGACGCGCCTCGACAACCTGTCGATTTACTTCATGGACGACGCGCACCGCCGCGCCATCATCGAAGAGCCGAAGAAAGACCGCATCGAAAACTACGAGTCGATGAATATCGATTACGTGGTCGAGGCTTACGCCGCAGGTTGCCTGATTGAAAACATCAATCTCGGTGACTTCACGCCACCTGCAGAGCCGGAAAGCGCTTCCGTGCCAGCAAATAACGAAGGCGGAGAGTAAGCCATGACGAGTCCCGCAGCGCGTCACATGATGCGGGTCTCGGCCTCTGAAACTACGCGGCGGGTAGCAGCCCCGCTGCGCAATGCAACTGCCTATGAGCAGATGCTGGTTAAGCTGGCCGCAGACAACCGCACGCTAAAACAAATCCGTTCCAATGAGCGCAAGGCCGATAAAAAGCGCGAGCTGCTGCCGTTCTATCTGCCGTGGGTCGCCGGTGTGCTTACCGGTGGCAAAGGCGCGCAGGATGACATCGTGATGACCGTCATGCTGTGGCGTCTCGACGCTGACGATATCGCCGGGGCGCTGGAAATTGCCCGTTATGCCATGGCCTACGGGCTCACCATGCCAACCGGTCGCCGTCCGACACCGTACCTGCTGGCCGAAGAGGTGGCGCTGGCCGCACAGCGTCTGCGCAGTACAAAGAAGCCGGTCGAACTGGCGAGCCTTCTCGATACGCTCTACCTCACCGCACGTGCGGATATGCCGGATATCGTGCGCGCGAAGCTGCACAAAATCACCGGCTACGTGCTGCGTGATGCAGGGCAACAGGCCGAGGCGCTGGCGCACCTGCAGCGCGCGATCCAGTTAGAGGGGGCAATCGGCGTGCGTAAGGATATCGAGCAACTTGAGCGAGCCCTTAAGCCGAAGCCCGAATCCGCGCCAAAAGCTGAGGCTTTACCAAAAGTGAATAAACCGCGCACGCGAAAGGCCACCGCTAAACCGGCGGCACGTCGCGGGCGTCCACCAAAAGCGGCAAAAGCCGCAGGTTAAACGAGCGCTCCCCGAGCCGGGCGGCACGCCGGTCAATGCGGGTATCAATTGCCCTGACTGCGACCGGCGTCCACCGCCCATCCATTACCCGAGGTTGTCATGACGACGCTGATTATTGAGCAGAACAAAGAGCCGCAGGATGTGCCGGGCGTGGTGATTCCGCCACCGGGCGTGAGCGAGCCGGTAATCAAAAACACCCCTTTTTACCCTGATGTTGATCCGAAGCGCGTGCGCGAAGAAATGCGCCTTGAGCAGACGGTTTCACCGGTGCGCCTGCGCCGGGCAATCAAAACCGCCATCGCGGAAACAAACGCCGAGCTCGGCGAGTGGCGCGATCGTCAGCTCGATGCCGGTTACGACACGCTTGCGGATGTGCCGACCGACGAGCTCGACGGCGAGAGTGTGCGCCTTTTCCACTACTTTAACGCCGTGTGCTCGATGACGACTGCCACGCTTTACGAGCGTTTCCGCAGCGTCGATGCAACCGCCAAAGGCGATAAAAAGGCCGACAGCATCGACAGCAC